TTATGGGTAAAACAATACTTACGCATTGCGGAAAAATCTTCCTCAAATTTTTCGCTGTGCTCTACAGAATTCGGCGGAGTAACGTATCCGCCTGCTTTTTCGGCTAATTCATCCAATTTGCGCATGTCTCTAATATCTTGCTCCGACATCATTCTCGCTCCTTTTAAAAATAATTTTTTGCTACGGAACAATAAACGAATTAAGCTCACGAATTGTCATATCAAGCGGTTCTATTCCTTTTTCTTTGCAATATTTACTGATAGCACGGTAGTTATAATGAGGTTCGTTTTCAACATCGGAGTTTAATGCAACATATCCGCCTGCTTTTTCAGCGATATCGTCAAGTTCGGCAAGTTTTTTTATAAATTTTATACGCTCTTTTTCTGACATTGCTATTTTTCCTCCAAAGGATGTTACTCTACCTCTTCAATAGACTTAATATCAGATTCAAAATAGCCGAATCCGCTCATTGAATCTTTAGTGGGATATATTTCGATACTCCATTCACCTTCGGGATTATTTATCGCTAATGTATAGTCTGTAAAATAACCAACTCTTTGGGAATCGTCCGTATCAGTTACCCTTACTTTTTTCCCTAAAAGACAAATAATATCTTTTAATTTGATAAAAAATCACTCCGATATACAGCAAACTTTTGAATCATATATTTCAAAATAAAGTGAGGCTGCTATTTCAGCAACCTCAAAACATGAATAAGTGCTTGGTAAGCGTGCCATTCCCCTACATCTACTCGGGTTTCCCCTGTCATGCCATCGGCGCGTGGTCGACACGAAATTTGCCGCCTCAAGCACCATCTTGTTCTTTTCACAAAGTTTTTGGCTTTATCATTTTTTATTGAAGATATTTCTTTGTAAACTCCGTTTGCTCAAAAGTTAAAACATCGTTTTTAATAAATATTTTTAAAACGATAGGTGCAGGCGTTTCGTCCAAAAGACCCTTTTCGCCTTTAGAAGCGTCAAAATATTGTAACCAAATATCATTTTTGCTCCAGCTTTGAGACATTTTTTTGACTTTTTCAAAATCAAGATTATTGTCTGAGCAATATTTACGGATTTCATTTTCGTATTTAGAAAACATCTTACACACATCGTTCACCTCTTCTCGAAAGTACGGAAATTGCCTTTAGAATTATATATTACAGAATTGTCCTGTCTAAAGCAAGACAATATCATATAATCACCGTCAGAAGGTTGCATATTCAAATCGTTAAGCCCAGGATGAGTATGACCACTCCATTTATATCCTAGCTCGCTTAACAATTTTGCTCTGTTAATATCTACATTAACGCTAAAAGCATTACCACGAATTACTAAGCGTTCTTTTCCTTTTGTAAACAAAGCAAATTCATCTCCAGTTATTGCGGTAAGTGCAGCCAAATCAGACATGTTGACATTACTTTTATTCACAATAACTGTGCTGTCATAATCTTTTAATACATCTAAAATCCGCTTTTGCCTGTTATTAAGCGGTCTGTTATAAATTAAAATGGCATTCGGATTTCCCTTTGCGGTGTTTCGTTGTTCAATAGGGCTATCTATGGTTTTGATTGACGCCATCCTCTCACCCTCTGTATTTATTATACCATTTTTCACAGAATTGTCAACCGAAGATATCCTTTTGTATCCATCAACATTAGTTCTGCCGTATTTAGGCTCAAATCCGTTGTCTCGGCAAAATTTTGTGTAATCCTTAAGCGCGGCATTCAAATCTCTTTGAGTTCGCTTTGCGTCAAGCTCATTACCTGCAGCCGAAAAAGCCATTCTTCTGTCCTTAAGCTTTCGGATGTTGCGCTCACGCTTTCTCATTTCCTGCGTAAGGCTGTATTTTTTTAAGCTGTTATTCTTAAGCGCCTCGAGTTCTGAATCGCTGTGCGCCGGTTCTGAGGCTCCTATCACAATAGGAAATTCAAAATGCTTACAGTTCCATTGTCCTATAGGCCTGTCAAAGCCGGCGTAATCATTGCCGTTTACATCCTTGCAGTCTTCCCCATTCTGCATTTTGCTGAATTCTTCGTTAGAAAACTGTCTGCCCTGAACATTAACATGATCCGGAGCAGAAAGCGCATGCGCAGAAAGCTCCACGCCGTCAGACCCATAGCTTTCACCGTTATACAAAAGCATTTTTTGACTGAGTTCCCGAACACCGTCGAGAATGTTCATCCTTACCGCTGAATCAACGCGCCTTGAAACGCCGCTTTCAAAATCGATTGTTCTGAGGCCGCTGTCAGATAAATCTCTGACAGTGCTTCGAAGAGCGGTATTATAATCAACCGTGCCGGATAAAACTTGATATATAGCCTTATCTACTGCCTGCGTGTAAGCCCGTCTCAAGGTTAAAGGTTTTCTTCCTGCAAATTTAAAGGCATAGGTATCGGAAAGGTTTTCATATTTTTCAAGCGTAGTTTCTTTTATCGCTCTTACTAAATTTTTGAGATATTCGTCATTTGCCGTACTTTTAGGGGCAAGCCCCCGAAAACTATAATATTGCTCAGCAAAGGCATCGTTTTCGTGCGCCGCCTTATCAAAAATTTTATTGATTTCCTTTTTATTCAGTTCGGTATATTTCCCGATTATTTTGTAAATTGTCTTTAAGTCTGCTCCTGCAAAGGCAAGTGAATTTGCAAGTTTATGTATTTCGGTAGGCCTTAAATCTCCTATGTTTTTAAGCCTTTTACAGATAACCTCAATAACCTCCGCGTTTTGTTTAATAAGATTATCCGCAACCTTATCCGGAAGAGCCTCAATCCAATTCTCGTTTAATAGGTTGTTCATCTGTTATATCATCCTCTGCATAAGCTCTGAGCTCCTGCATATATTTTTGGGCTTCCTGTTCGTCAATACCTTTAACCCACGAAACAAGGTCCTCGTCCTTAAGGCAACCGGCGGCATGTGCCTGCAAAAGCTGATTGAATTTCTCCGCGGTTTGCTCAATATAATCGTAGCTCCAATCGTGAGAAACTTTGAAATCTCCGTAAGGAACCGTGCCGTTAAGCGTCATAATAATGCTTATAGCATTAAAAAGCATTTTATTTCCGTGAGCAATTGAAGACCGAAAGCGCTTAACGAAAGAAAATGTTTTTTTCAGACTGTTGTGCATTTCCGTAGCTGTGGCAAAAGCCGTCTCAGGAGCTGTAAAAACGCCCCTTGAAAATCCGCAGCACATTTCAAGCACCGAAAGATTTAAATTTATACCGGCTTTCCATTCTTCTTCGTTTATTTCCGGTGAATATTCCTTAATCGAGTTTTCTACAGTGCCGTTGAGGTCCGGATCTCCCACGATAAATGTTTTTCCGGCTAAGGAATATTCTTTTTTACCCTGCAAGCTTCCGTCTTCTTTCTTGAACATTCTTTTGCCGACAAATATTACAGCCTCTTTACGGTTGAACTCCTCGTTATACTGTTCGTATTTCTTTTTGACATTCTCGACCACTTTTTCATTGCCGAATGTTATCGGAACACCGTTTGAAGAATTGTAATTATCACGGTTAAGTGTAGGACAACGATAAAATCCAAAGAGCAATTGGTCAGATAAAATATATTCTTCGGTTTTAAATTCCTTCCACCGAGTGCGAAGAATATCCGTCTCATTTCCGTTTTTAAAAGCGAATCTTTTTATCTCTACGATTTTACCGGAAACGCCTGAAATAATTCTTTGACTCTCAAAAAGTTTAAAACTATCGCTTTCGGCTACATACCCGTCAAGCTGCATTATCACACCCTTGATATTTCTGCCGATTGCGTCCGTAATCATGAAATTATCGTTTCCGATTAGGTTGACCCCGATATCCTCACCGTCTGAAAACGGTCTTATTATACATCCGCCCGTAGCCAGAGCAATTTCTGCGGCGGCTGTCTCCATATCTTCTTGGTAATAATCCTTGATTTCTCTTATTGCTTTTGCGCGTTCGCTCTCACCTTCGATAATGATATCACTGTCATCAACCGCAATATTAGCAACTACTGCAGCACCTATTGCCAAAGGATTAAAACCTTTATCGGCAAAGCTTAGGTTACTATCTTCAGTCTCTGTTACTTCAAGTCCGAGCTTAACGGCTATTTTTTTAATAATACCTTTTACAGATTCTTTAATATTCATTTTCTTCTCCTTCGTTTAAGTCTTCATCCTCATATAAATCCTCGCGCCTGCTCTCCTTAATAACGCGATTAAGCGCATAAATCAGAGCCATAACACAGTCCTCACCAAGCTTAGGATATTCACTTGAAAAAGTTCCGTCTTTCAAAAGTTCAAATTCAAGCTTAGTCATTTCGTCAGCCAAATGCGGAGTTCGTTCTCGGTCTACTACAATTTTATTGCACTGCCTTAGCCATTCCCAACAATAATCGCGGCCTTTATTCATGCCCCAGCGTTTAACAGCGCCGACAACATCAAATCCCCAATCATTCATTTCGGAAATATTGTCCGGCCTTGCGCTATCTGCTATTATTTCAACATTTTTGTATTTTTTTATTTTATTAGCAAAGGTTGAGTTCTTACAGCGCCTTGAATAAACCTCTTCGATAGGATAAAGAATATCCGTTTCAAAATCATAAAAACATTTTATAAAAGTCTGAGGATGTTCATATCCAAAATCAAGACCATAATAAAAATAAGACATTCTTTTTATTTCATCGTCGGTTATTTTCCTGAGCTCAAGATTTTCAAATATCGCTCCGCCTGTTCCGGTAACCTCGCCCAAATAGTTATTAGCGTAATATTTAGGTTTGTGTTCTTTAAACCACTCCGCGCGCTGAAAGAATCTTTCTCCAAGCCATTCCTTAGGAACATTATAATAATAACTATGTGAAATGTAAGAAAGCCTGTCGCCTACTTTTGAAGCTGTATACTCATTCATAAAATTGTTAGCCGACTTCGGTGGATTGAAAACCTTAATATTTATCGCCGGCGCGTCCGCTCTGATGAAAGTATCATAAATGTTATCCAGTTGTTCAATGCCTGCCATTTCGTCACATTCCTCGTTTATAAGGAGTTTTATATAGCCGAACGAAAGATTATATGACTTTAAGCTCAAAGGCTTGTCAGCTCCGACAAACAAAACACATTGTCCCGTCTTTTTATATTTTGCCATAAGCGGCGATGTAGTAAATTCCCAATCGTCAAGCTTATTGTGCCTCGTAATTGTTTTCATAAATTGAGAATATACAGAGTTTCTCAAATCTGTTTTATACCTTCTTGTAACCACGCAATGCGCCTGAGGGTCATTTCTAATCGTTTCCTCTACAAGAGCGCTCCAAAAATTTGATTTTATAGAGCCGCGTCCGCCCTTTAGAATAATTTCCTGAATATCGCTCTTACCGTCAAAAATTTTATGCACGGTCCTGTAGGTTTCAAGAAAATCCACTGTAATATCCGTTATAGGAATCGTATAATCCGAATCGGAATCGTCTTTGACATTGCTTCTTTCAAGATAACTTTGAAGATTTTGAAATGCTCCGACATTCCCGCACATAGCAGCTTTTATTTGGCCTGCTATCATAAGCGCATTTACCGTCATTTCGTCTTTTTCAAGCTCTCCGGATATTTCCTTAACTTTTTCTTTATCTTTTTTATTAAGCTCACTGCAGAGCATTTTTTCGACGATTTTAGCAGTATCGCGTTTTCTCCTTCGGATTTCTCCGCTTTTCTTTCCGCCTGCTCGCTGATCGTCCACTGTTAATTTGTGAGTAAGATTTTTTTCATTTGCCATTTCACCACCCCATAAAAAAGGACTACTATTTAATTCAATAGTAGTCCCAAAAATATAAAAGTAAATAGCGGAGCCGTTATTTCTTTTTTTGCATTAACGCTTTGTATTTTCCGTAAGTATAGTTAGTATTATGTTTTTTATTATAATGCTCGAGTTCATAAATTGCGGTATGCAATCCCGAATTATCAAATTTCCTTTTAAAATACGGGCTGTTTGTCTGTTCTCTTGCTTTTTTGGACCTTGCCTTGCGCATGCAGGATTCGCATTTAATATTCCGTTTCTTACCCACGCTGTAAATTACGCTTCCGCAAATTTCACAAAAATATTGATTCATACCCTCTCTTTCCCATTATTCAACCTTCCTTACAAATTAAGCTCTTTTGCGTATTATATTTTTTCTGCATACTTACCACCCTAAAACTTTCATATTATGTTTTTCTAAGAGTAAGTTAATGAAGTATGAAGGTATTTCAAATTTGTCTTCAAATAATTTATAATAACCTATACCACTATTTTCATCTTTATAACGAGCATTTGACTGCATTTCATTTAACTTATCCAATAATCCTCGTTCATTA